AAATAATATAGAAAGAGTAAATAATAAACTTTTAGAATTTTCCAAAATTATTAACATGGACCATATTTTCTAATAATGGGCGTTTTAAATGAGAAAATGTGTAAAAAAGAAAAAGAACACTTTAATTATTTATAACAACACACAACACAACAACAGTACATCTATTGAATATCTAACATTTGTCTACTGATATCTCTTTTAATATCTTGAATTTTATTTACATATTTTTCCAACGTAATAGGGTCCGTATCTGTGCCAGCGTCCCTAGTAAACCCACGCATCTCAAACTTGAAAACATACACTTGTTTTGTTTGGCCAATTCGATGACATCTAGCAATCGCTTGATCTTCTACGCAGGGGTTCCAATGAGGCGAAACAAAGTATATTTCAGAGAAGTTGTGTTGAAGATTAAGACCTTCACAACCGGTCTGGATTTGAATGACTAAAGCATCCGCGGGTTCAGCTAATGTAGCCAAGTTCTTACCACCGGAGTTACGACCGTCATATTTAACCACCTTTTGAAACCCCCCATCCAAAAGCTTCTGCGCAATGGCATCAATTTCGCTCTGAAAATGACAGAACACAATCTTGCCATTACCATTATCTTTACGCTCCAACATCAAGGCAATAACCGCGTCTACTTTGCTACTGTAGTCAATTGCTTCTAAATATTCATTATCGAAATCCTGTTTTAAATCATTTTGAATTAACCCCATTTTTTGGCGCATCATATTAGGTAACACGCAGCTCTGTCTGGCTCTCAAAATAGCAACCAGTGCGCCTCCGGGTTCAAAGATTTTAGCAAGTTGCCGTCTTTTATAGAAGGAGACGCCAGTTTGATTAGGGAGAAGAGAATGAATTTCCTCAGACAGCATCATTTCTTTTTGGTTCTTCCAATCGACAACGCATTGTTGTTTATTAATGGGTGGCAAATCAATACCGACTAGAGCCTTGGTTCTTCGTAACACATAATTGCGACCAATCACACGTAAATTAGCAGGATCTGTATAGAATGATGGTTTCATTCCGGCCGCACAACACAAATTATAGAAGTCCTGTTTTTTATTTTGCACAGGGGTGCCGGTGACAAGCCAGCGAACACGAGCCTTAATTTGTTTACAAGATCTGAAACGGCGGGTTTTAGAGTTACGTAGGTGATGTGCTTCATCAAATATAACGCGGTTCCATAAAACATTTTTCAAAAGGCATTCATCGGGAAGCAATGTGTTATAAGTGGTTAAAACAATAGGAGCCACATTGATATCTGCTTGAGTGATGGTTTTCTTAGCAGGACCATAATATAATAGAGCTCGATGACCAGAGGAATTATATATTTCTTTAAACCACTGTTGAATTAATACAGGAGGAACAACAATGAGTGTTCTGGGTAGAAAGTTAACAAACATAGTTCCGATCATCATAATGGTTTTTCCAAGACCCATTTCATCAGCGATGAAACCGCCACGTGCGTTGCCCACAGGGTTAGGTCTAAGTTCATTTTTGACACACCATTGTACACCGTCATATTGGTATTGTTTAAAGTCAAACTTAGCGGTTTCTAATAAATAATTGAATCGCAACATTCTCGAAGTAACGAGCGATTCGAATTGAGTAATAAGTTGGCTAGACATTTTATTAAGTTTTTAAAGTTGATAAGTTATTTACTAGTGACAATATACAAAAAAAAGAATTCAATTTTTTAATTACTTATATAAAGCAACACACAACAACACATAGCAACACACAAGCAACACACAAAACAAATTAAAACCCGTATGATAAATTAAAATGACCGTTTTTTTCGTCTTTTTCTCTTTCTTTTCTAATGGCTTCTTCCATTCTTGCTCTTACTTCTGGAGTAGGTATTGCGCGAAGCTCATACCAGTCATAGTTGTAATAATCTGAATCCGAACACGCTACCCAATAATAACCAGGAGGGGCTACAGCCCATTTATCTGTTGTGTCATCAAACCCTATTCCTAATTTGTAATATGGAATAACGATTTCATAATTTCCAGTGGGGTCTAGTGAATCAGGCGTAAGACCAAGTGTTGCTAATCTTTTTGTTTTAACAACCTTGTATTTGGGAGTTGACGCATTTAATGCTCTAATTTCTGCTCTTTCGGCAGCAGCCTCGTCATATTCTTTACCGGCAAATGGTTTCTCAACTTCTACAGGAACCCACTCATAAAACTTCTTAGGAGATTTGGTCTGGGAGCGAGTTTTAACTGGCATTGTTAATTAATTAATCTTTTACTTTATATGGAATATACATTTTACCCTTTTTAAAAAAGTATTTCAATTTTTTCATTTAACAAGTTTACATAACAAGTTTACATAACAAGTTTACAAAATGTCTTTTAAATTTGGAATAATGTTTGGATTTATAATAGATAAAGATACTCTTGGTAAAACTCGTCGTTTGTCATCAAATCTAACATCGGATCGAATAATTTCTATTTTTCTTCCAACAGGACTAAACGGCTTATCACCTTCATTTGTTACTTGAATTTTCCCATCACATATACATGTAAATAATCCAGTATCAATACCATAAATAGGTTCTGAAACTATTCTCGCAAGAATACATTCTTTTAATCCTGCAAATGGTATCAAAATAATATCATCAATATTAATATTTTCAATAAATTTGCGGTCTTGTGAGTTAGATTGTTCTTCATTATACACACCATTTATAACATTATTTCGTGCCTCATTTAAATGTCCAAAAGGACAAGTGACTATATTTTGTGAAATAATAAGTTCACGCATTTGTACTTGGTTAGTATTAGCATAAGGATTTTGACGGATCGACCAAAATTGTGGATGATACATTTCTGTGTAATTGTTTATCGGTTAGTTTTATGCTATAATCCATGAACAAAAAAGTATTTCAATTTTTTAATAATAAATGAATGAAAAAAGGACAACTTATTATTTAAAACAACACAACACATAAAACAACACAACACATAAAACAACACAACACATAAAACAACACAACACATTATACAGATACAGGAATGGGTCGCAACTCATACCAATCGAACGAGTAATAACATTTTTGTGAGAAATGTTGCCAATAGTATCCTTGAGGGGCTATAGCCCATTTTTGATGGAGTTCTTCTCTACCATAATTAGCAGTAACTTCACAAACGTGTATAAATTCTAAATCAGTAGCTTTAACGACGATCCGGAATTTCCCAGTGGGGTCTCTTGAACATCCAGTAAGACCAAGTGCCAATAATTCCGGTTCAGTAGCTAGAGTAGCCAGTGGTTTTTTGGTTTTAGTAAATGGTTTTATGTAAGAAATAACAGGAACAAGTTTAAGAACAGGAACTACAGGATTTGTAACAGGATTTGTAACGACAGGATTTGTAACGACAGGATTTGTAACGACAGGAGCAACTACAGGTTTTACTACAGGAGCAACTACAGGAGCAACTACAGGTTTTACAGTAACAACAGGTTTTGCAACCTTTTTAGAAAATTGGCTCTTTAAAGCCTTAGTTTGAGAGCGAGTTTGAACGGGCATTTTTTTTAAAATTTTATATATTATTATTTTTAAGGACTACAATTTTTATAAAAGTATTTCAATTTTTTCATTTAAAGATGAATTAACTAGTAACTAAAATTTTTATAAGCAAAGCGAAACAAATAATTAATGAGTATTAATAATAAAATAACAACTTTTAGTTACTTAAAAAATGAATGAATGAAAAAAATAAATTTTAAGGTAAATAAATTTTAATGCAAAATTAAAAAAAATTGAAATACTTTTATATAATAATGAGTAACCAAACAAAATCATATCAAATTGTTCTAGAAACTAACACAATAAAAGAAAGTAAAATGAGTGCTGACAAGGTTATCAATGCTGAATGCCCTATCTGTATGGATGCAATTGAGGGTCTTTGCAACCGAGTGGTAACTGAGTGTGGTCACGCATTCCATTGCGCTTGCCTAATGCAAAACGCGTCTCATAACGGGTTTGGTTGTCCTTACTGTCGCACAGCAATGGCTACAGAGCCTCTAAACGAGGATGATGAGGATGATGATGATGGATGGTCAGTGGATGAGACAGTGTTTGAGGAAAATGCGTTAACAAGTTTCCGATTATTTCACCAGAGAAACAATGGTGAGGAGTTGGAGGAAGAAGAGGAGGATTGGGAAACAGACGATGAATCAGAAGCTGATGAAGAAGAAGAGGAACCAGTAACACCAGCTCCAGCTCCAGCTCCAGTAACAGCTCCAGTAACAGCTCCAGTTCCAGATTCGACTTACACGAGTAATAAATTAAAAGATCGTGGAGTAACATTCGAGGACTTGGTTAAGCATATTTTAAATAATGAGCACGACCAATGGGGAGAGCATTATGGAGACTATACTCGTAGATCGGATGAGGTTTATGGTCAGTTTAAAGCTGTTATGAGTAATTATGCGCGTTCTCAAAGGAACCAGAACCAGAACCAGAACCAAAGTGCCCAAACAGAAACAATGACGCAAAATCCAAATCCAGTTCTAACTCTACCCGAAGTCGCAGAATCCAAAACAACAGTGACAAGACATCGTGAAGTTTTAGCACACGTATAAGTAAAAAATAAAAATAAAAATAAAAATAAAATAAAAAATAAAATAAAAATAAAAAACATAAAAGAAACCAGTGGCCAATTCTTTTTTTTCACAAAAAATTGAAATCTTTTTTAAAAAAAGGGGAAAATGTAAAAGCTAAAGATAAACAAGTAATTTTAAAAATGTTCAACCCAGAATTTAGATTTGTTATTGCACAAGAAGCCGGTGAAGCGGTCTTTATGCAATTAATGGATCATGAGTTATGTATAAAAATATTAAATACAGTTATGAATATGTTTATAACAATTTGCGTTACGGTATTTGCGTGTAAAACAGCTATAGCCTTATTTATGTTAGTATTACCTGTTCTAAACTACATATTAACAACATTTGTATTAACTCCAGGAAATCAGTTACTAGAATTAGGAATAATTTTATTAACCTTTGTTATGTTAATAACAATCAGCCTAGCTATGAACAATATGATCAATCACTTGGATAATATGTTTACAAAATTGAAGAATAAATGTATAGAAAAAGACATACGTATTGCTGAGCTAGAGGCCTATGTAAAAATATTGACTAACGAATCAACTTTAAAGAATGACCCAACTTTAAAGAATGACCCAAAGAATGACCCAAAGAATGACCCAAAGAATGACAAATCAAAAGAATTATAAAAAGTAAAAAGGTAATAAAATAAGGGGGGTTATATGTACATATTTTTTTAGTGACTTCAATTTTTAACTAATAAAATAAAAAATTGAAATACTTATTTACATTATGGTAGAAGGTAACAAAAGCAATAAGTGAATAACTATAAGTAATTAAAGAATGCCAGTCCAAACCCGTTCTCAGATTAAGACCCTAAAAAATGTTGAAATTGTAAAAAATGTTGAAAGTGTAAAAGAATCCCAAGAATTAAAAGAATCCCAAGAAGTAAAAGAAGTAAAAGATGTAAAAAAACCCCAAACAAGCCTAGGTATTTGGTATATGGAAACATTGCAAAAGTATACTAAGTTATCGAATGAAATATCCCATAAAACTCAAATATACAGAACCAGCGAAAGATATGCAGCATACAGAGCTATGCGTTTTGAACAATTTCGTATAGCAACCGAAATGTATCATATTATAACAGAATATTTCAATGAAGTAATGAATTCTGAATCAGATATATTTGTTTCCTCCCATAAGAACCTCGTAAATAAAAGTATAGAGATTTCTAAACGTAACGCCTGCAAAATTTACTCACCCAAAACAAATGAAGAATTAGAAATAATACTTGCTTTCCAGGACGTTCTTATGGAAGTGGATGAAATGTTAAATCCTCGTGAAGAATATACGGATGATGAAGAAGAATTAGAAGAAGAAGCCGAAGAAGAAGCCGAAAAATTAAAAGAAGAAGCCGAAAAATTAAAAGAAGAAGCCGAAGAATTAGAAGAAGAAGCCGAAGAATTAGAAGAAGAAGCCGAAGAATTAGAAGAAGAAGATTTAAAAGACGAAGATTATGTAGATGAAGAAGAAGACGAAACCGAAGATTTAGAAGCCGAAGAAGAAATATATGAGTTACTGATGGAATCAAAAAATGGTTATCAAAACAAGCATATAAGATTTGTATATGGAAATGAATAAAAAAATTATAGTTTATAGTTGTATTGTGTTGTTTTAAGTGTTGTTAAAAAAATAAAAAGACTAATTATTTTTTATTGAGTAGTAAATCCATTCTAGAAAGATCATCCAAAGCCATAGTTCGCCGAGGTGTCGATTATAAATTAGTTTATTCATTGTTATAATGTAACAATAAATAAGCAAAGATTAAACCCAAAAATAAAGTCTTTTTCTTATCGAAAATGATTTTCTTATCGAAAATGATTTTCTTATCGAAAGGTATGTCTTATCCAAAGGTATTTTCTTTGGAATATTGCATATATAAAAAGCCATCGTTATCTTTATATTGATGGTAAAGGTTTCCAATATTGTAAGATGATGGTGGTATATTATTGCCGACAAACAAGAATATAGCGTCTTCAGGGCGTATTTTCATTCTTTTGCGTATTACAAACATTAAATGACCAACCGTAAGATCAGAATGTACTAAGTATTTTTT